GTTGGAGTCGGGTAAATACCCAGTACAATTTTATCACGCCTTTGTCAAATCACAAGTCGTGGACATCCAAAAGTGTCTGCCAGAAGAAATGGGGGGAAAGAACAAGGACGTCAGGACTGTGGTTTCCCAGGACCTCTGGTCCTATTACATTGATCAGTGTCTCCAAATTGAAAGGAACAAAAGAATCAATTGGGATGTCTATGGCGCAGGTATCGGCATGCCTTTGAACCAGTCAATGGAAAAGATATATTCCAAGATGGCTGACAAACAAAAGGAAAGAGGTGGTCGATACATCATTGCTGATGCCACAGCCTTTGATTCATTCTGTAAACCATTTTTGTTTGAAGTCAACGCTGTCTTGTGGGAACTAGGATTCCGAGATCATCCATCCGGGAACGGCAAAAATATGGCTTCCGTGTTGAGGGCCTCGTACCAGTCTAGAAGCAGCGGGGGTAGCTGGATAATTGGCGTTACGGAACCTGAATATAAAAACCTTGTTTTGTCAATTCCTGATGCAAGCATCCGGGCAAAGGTCAGATCACAGAATCCAGATACGACAATAGACCTTTCAGAACTCCTACCAAAGGGTTTTCGTAAACTACCCAAGGACAAGCAAAGCGCAATTGTCAAAGAATTGGAAATGCCTGAGCACACAACTGTGCTGTCCTGGGATCCTACACTGAGACCAAAAAGGGCCAATTGGGTTGGCTCATATGTGATCGGTGACACGTCAAGCGTGAGCAGTACGTTCTTTGCAAACCAAACGTTAACTTACGAGGAGCAAAACGCGGATTCCCTACTCGCTGATGTCAAAGCGGTTGTCAACTCGAACTACTCTATTATGTCCAATGCACACCCTAAGAATAGGGGTGGTTCAACCGGCGGGTCGGATACATCAAACGTAAATACACACGCTTTCAAGGCAGGTGTAATATATGCATGGTGCAAGACGACGGGTCGTCGCCCTAGTGAGTTCTTCGAGTACAACACGATAGCTAACACTTCAGATGACACAATATGGCAATCCGGTGGAAAATTTGGATTGAACACTGTCGATGATGTCCAAACTTTCGCCAAACATTGCTCTGAGGTGGGCATTCACTTAG